AGATAGAAAAGTTAAAATTAGAACTTGGAAGGTTAAATTCTATCGGTGGGGCTAAAAAAATAGTACCAAATGAAGGTATTGTGTTTTTATATAAAGGAAATACCTTCAAATTAACAGGTACATTTGCATCTGTAAATCAAATATTAGGTATTTTCTTCTAAATTTTAATTTTATATATATTTATATAAAATAATAACCTAATATGTAACAATGGGAAACGAATTCAAAAAAAAATATATGCATCCAACTCGTAGGAAGTTGGTAGATATGGTTCAAACTGGTGAGTATGAAAAAAATGCTACAATCGGTTATGAAGCTAAAAAAGAAACTCGTAAAATAGGTGATGTTTGGGAAGATGAGCATAATAGGTATGAAAAAAAAGAGGGATATATACTTAAAACATCAAAAAACCATGAACAGTTTCAACAAATCAGAAAATATTTAGAAGAAAAATCTAAATGTAAAAATCCTAATTGTAAAACTGTTAAAAAAACCAAAAAAGATAAAAATTTTATCGAAAAGGGTGGATATTGTCTAAATTGTACTGTTGATAGAGAACATGAAATTAAATCAGCTGGTGTATGGGTTGAATATCAAAACTATAAGGTATGGACTCGTATGATAATTTATGGAAAAAGCAAAATAGAAGATTATAAACAATCTTTAGATGATTTAAAAGAAGAATATCATATGCATAATGATAAAGGTGAAATTACAGAAACTTTTAAACTACCAAAACCAATAGATGAAGTGAGAAACGAAATAAATGAACTTATTGACTATGGTAACAAAGAAATTAAAGAACTCGAAGAAAAAAGAAAAGAAGCTTTCGAGAAGTTACGAGAAGTTAACATGGAGCATTATTTATGAAATATATAAAAGAAATATTAATAGTAGCACTTATAGTCATTATTGTATTACAAAGAGGATGTAGTGGTGATTATGGTGATAAGGAAATTGTAAAAGTAGATGGTAAAGATTACGAACTAATCAAACAAGAAACAGATACAGTTTTTGTAGAAAAAGAAGTACAAGTAACAAAGTATGTACCAAAATATATAACCAAAGAAGTAATTAAAGAAGTTGAAATACCAGTAGATGTAGATTCACTTGCTATTATTAAAGATTACTTTTCAAGAGTAACAGTAACCGATACACTAAACCTTGATTATGATTTTCCAAAAGAAGTTACAGATTCTTTAGGAAATAAACCGGCAAGTAGTTTAGGATATGGTATTCTTACTGATGTTATCTCACAAAACAGAATCGAATCAAGAGAAATTGATTGGTTCTTCAAGATTCCAACAGTTTACAACACTACAATTGTAAAAGAACTTCCAAAGTTAGAATTCTATTACGGATTTGGTGTTGGTATGGACCAAACAAACGGATTAAATAATTTTAGTGGTAATCTTTTAGTGAAAACCAAGAAAATGAACGTTTATGGATTAAACATTGGAATGTCAAACCAACTTGGTTTATACAAACCATTTGTTGGAGGTTCCATGTATTGGAAAATCGGCAAAAAATAAAATGGCTAAACAAAGTTTAAAGGATATTATAAAACTTGAGTATCAAAAATGTGCTCAAGACCCAATACACTTCATGAAGAAGTATTGTATGATACAACATCCTGTGCGTGGTAAGATTCCTTTTCACTTATATCCATTTCAAGAAAGAACTTTAGACCAATTCGCTGAACATAGATACAATATTATTCTCAAATCAAGACAGACTGGTATCTCAACTTTAACTGCAGGATTTGCTTTATGGAAAATGTTGTTCAATCAAGATTTTAATGTATTGGTAATCGCAACTAAACAAGAAGTTGCAAAAAACTTGGTAACTAAAGTAAGGGTAATGAACCAATACTTACCAAGTTGGTTAAAACAAACAACAGTAGAAGATAACAAACTATCTTTGAGATATTCCAATGGTTCTCAAATCAAAGCAACATCAGCAGCTGGTGATGCTGGTCGTTCTGAAGCACTATCCTTATTAGTATTTGATGAGGCAGCATTCATTGATAAGATTGAAGATATTTGGATATCAGCACAATCTACTTTATCAACGGGTGGTAACGCAATTATCCTTTCAACTCCTAATGGTGTCGGAAATTTCTTTCACAAAACTTGGGTAGGTGCAGAAGAGGAAGAAAATGGATTCAATACAATCAGATTACATTGGACAGTACATCCTGAAAGAAATCAAAGTTGGAGAGATGAACAAGAAATACTATTAGGACCAAAAGGAGCAGCACAAGAATGTGATTGTGATTTCGTTTCTTCTGGTGATACGGTGATTGACCCACAATTACTTATGTTCTACAAAGAATCATTTGTACAAGAACCAGTAGAAAAGACTGGATTCGATGGAAACCTTTGGAAGTGGGAATATCCAAACTATACAAAATCATACATGGTAGTAGCGGATGTTGCGAGAGGAGATTCAACCGATTATTCAGCTTGTCATGTAATAGATGTTGAAGAAGCAACACAAGTAGCAGAATATAGAGGAAAGTTGGATACAAAAGATTTTGGTAACTTTCTTGTATCACTCGCAACCGATTATAATCAAGCATTGTTAGTAGTTGAGAATGCAAATATTGGATGGGCAGTAATTCAACAAGTAATCGATAGAGGATATCAAAACTTATTCTATATGAGTAAGGATTTAAAATATGTAGATGTTGAACACCAACTATCAAATAGATACAGAGCCGAGGAACGAGGGATGGTTGCAGGATTTTCGACAACTTCTAAAACTCGACCTTTGATTATATCAAAGTTGGATGATTACTTTAGAGATAAATCAGTAACAGTTCGTTCTTCAAGATTGATTGATGAATTATTTACATTTATATGGAGTGGAAATAGAGCTGAAGCAATGAGAGGTTATAATGATGATTTAACAATGTCATTTGCAATCGGATTGTGGGTTAGAGATACGGCACTTAGATTAAGACAAGAAGGAATTGATTTAACTAAACAGGCATTAGGTGGTATTGGAGCACATCAATTAGATATAGCAGGTATGGGATTTGGAGGTAATACTCAATTAGAAGAAAATCCTTGGAAACAACGAATTGGTGATAGAGATGAGGACTTAACTTGGTTAATTAAATAATCTTATATTTATATATTAGGAGAAATATTATGATATCATTACAAAAACTACTAAACGAAGAAATACATACAGAAGAATATATGGTAGAAAACTATCATGATATTAAAGAATTCTGTGAATTTATGAAAGAATACAAACCTGAGTTAGATGAAGCAGAGTATCAAGGTAGAAAAGTAAAATTGGGTAAACCAATGAGAGGTGATGTTAAAAAATTCAAAGTATATGTAAAAAACCCCCAAGGAAACGTTGTGAAAGTAAATTTTGGACACAAAGGAAAAGGTGGAGAGAAAACAATGAAAATTAAAAAATCTAATCCTGAAAGAAGAAAATCATTTAGGGCTAGACATAATTGTGATAATCCCGGTCCAAGACACAAAGCAAGATATTGGTCTTGTAGAGCATGGTAAAAACAAATAAAGGTTACAAATTAAAATTAAAATAGCATGGCAGATACTTCATTTTTTGGGAGATTAACTAAACTCTTTCGTTCTCAAGCGGTAGTTACTATCGATAAGGACGGAAAGAGAAACGTCTTTGATGGTGATGAGAGACAACAAACAAACTTATCATCATTAAGAGATAGATATACCAAATTACAGAAATCTTTCTTTGAACAAGCAGGTGGTGCACAATCAATGGCATACCAACAAGTTCGTAGAGAGGTATTCAGAGATTATGATGCAATGGATAACGACCCAATATTAGCATCAGCATTAGATATATACGCAGATGAGTGTACATTAAAAAACGAATTTGGTGATGTACTTCTTATTCAATCTGAAAATCCAAAAGTACAAGATTTATTAGAAAATTTATTTTATGATATCCTCAACGTAGAATTTAATTTATGGCCATGGACAAGAAACTTGGTAAAATATGGAGATTTCTTCTTAG